GCCGCCTTCCAATATGAAGTCGCCCTTGGCCGTCAGGTCAGAGGTTGCCGACCGGTTGGCCTTCACGATGCCGCCGAGTTTGATGTTGATCGCCGTGGTCGTATCGTCGCCCCAGATGTGTGTCCCGGTCATGGTGATCGTGTCACCACTGACAACATTGACCTTATCGCCCTCGACGGGGATCACGCCGCCAGCCCACGCCGCCGTGGTATTAGACGCGCCGCCGCCCGAGCCGTTGGATGCTATAGTTGCCATTAAACGTCCACCAGTGGGTCAGCGAGATGGAGAAGTATCTCTTGTTCATCCGGCTCCTCCGGCTCTGGCTGTTCCTCTACAATCTTAACGGATAGATGTGTAGAATTTGTCGGAGCCCACGCTTCTAGCCAATAGGTCACGCCCCCTACCACGATATCCCCCGCGTAATCCGGGCTGGCATCATCGTCCTTATCGGTCGCAAAGATCAACCCGTCGAATACAGTTGTTGGCATCAGAAAATCACATCGTAATAGCCGTAGGAGTGCGCGGCGCGGTTCGTCCAACCGGTGGCGTAGGCAGACGTGCCCGCGAAGTACCTATAAGTGTTCGAAGCCTCGTCCATTTTCAGGATGTACCAACTCCCGTCGTCTCGCACGTATCCGAAATAAGACGGGTCAGCCGAACAATCGTCATCCGATATGTGATAAACATCCAACTCCACATCCTGGCGAAACGCTTCGGTCCCGTCAGCATAGGTCACCATCGTGCCATGCAAGTGGTGGCCCTTTAAAGCAGAGCGTTTACGTGACGCGGCAGTGGCCATCAGCTTGCCGCTTTATGCACCGCGTTGACCGCGCTGTTGAAAGCGGCCACCTGCGCCTTGAAGGCTTTTTTCTCACCCGCAAACTCGGTTTTGGACGCTGCTAACAGCATCTTGTCCTCGTCCAACTTCGCGACACGCTTGGCAACAGCCCTCTCGGTACGGCCCGCTTTGCCCCACACCACGTTGGCCTCATCGAGTGCAGTCTCATGGGCCTTGTTGGCGCTGGTCATCAACTCTTTGGCGGCTTTCTCGATCTGCCCCGCTTCGACCGCTTTAGCGTCCATCGCGGTGTTAATCTCGTCCAGCCTTGCTTTCGCCTTCTTAACAGAATTGTCTACATCGGCCTTGGCTTTTGCCAACTCTCCAATACGTTTTTTGAACTTATCGAGGTCTTTAACTATCGCTAAAGTATCATCAATACTATGCTTGGTCAGAGCCATCTTAATCTCCTATATTGAGTTCTAGGCTACACTATACCAGTGACTAACCGGGAGAGCGAAGCCTTCTTTTCAACCGCCGCCTTATGGGCCGGGTGGGTTCTGTCTAACCAGGCATCCATATGATCCTTATTCATAGATAACTCGGTGAGCGCGGTCTTAGCTTGCTCGGGCGTCATGTGGCCAGGGATGACCGTTTCACCCGCGTCAAAATCATGCTCGCCAATCTTAGTGTTTAAACGGTCCACAAACTTCACCGCCGCAACCGGCCCCATCGCACTGTGCATGGCCACCAGTTCGTCGTTAGTAAATCCGAGTTTCTGTGCGGCCACGTCAATGCCCGCCATCTTCAAATCGTAGGCCGCGCCCCAGTCCCGGCGTAGTTCTGCCTCGGCGTCCGCCGCCGAGATGGCCTGGTCATCCGCCGCGCCTTGGGTGATCGTCTCCAGATAGGCGGCATCAGCTTCAGCAAGCCCCTGGAACTGCGAATCAGTAATACCAAGTTCGTGAGCCTTATTCCGCATCATTACCAAGCGGGTGTCGTCAACACCTTCGGGGAGCGCAATGGAATAATTCTCCGCGTTCTCTGGCCGTCCCAGCTTGTTGTAAAATTCTGATCGCTCCGTGTCGGTGGAGGTGTCGTTCAACAGGGTGACGGTGCGACCAGCGCGATCCGCGCCCACCATCTTCTCAAGATTGTGGTAGCTGTTGACCACATTCTCAAAGTTTCCGTTCTGCAAACCCTTCGCTTCAGCCCAGGCTTTTGTCGCGGGGTCTTGGACCCCGTCCAGCCAGGTGGGTTGAGGTTCTGTCGTCAGGGGTGAACCCGGCACCGCCGCTACCGCTGCGCTTGTCTCTCCAGAGGGCGCTTCCGCATCCGCTGGGTTGCCCGCATCTACGGACCCTGCTTCTTCGGCCATAATATCTATTCTCCTTGTGGGTTAAAATAACGCTGTAGTTCATCAGGTGATAAGTTCAGGTGCTTGGCTATCCGAAGCCAGACCTCGCGCCGTCCTTGCAGTACCCCCTCGATACGCGGGTCTGGGTCGAACGTACTCGCATCAGCGCGGCAGAACCACGCCAGGTCCGTTAACACCCGCTCGCCATAGGTACTCTTGAATGTGTGTCGATACGCCTGTCCGCGTGTAACCAAGAACTCTTTAACGGCGTCTAGGTCACTCATTAATTAAGCGCCTTCATCACTCCCGCTGCCGCTGGCGCTGCTTCGATCATCTGTTGCATCTGTTGTTGTTCAGCGCGGTCTGCACGTATCTTGGCAACAGCCTCCGCGCTCCGCATCCACGAAGGCGGCACGGCGTTGATCTCGGCCAGTTGTTGATAAATAACATCCGAGTCGAACTGGTCCAGCACAGCCAAATCTTGAGTGGTGTTGGCGTAGGCGATGGCGGCTTCCAGTGTACGCATCCAACCAGACGCCTCTTCCGCGCGCTGTGACCGGGATAAGGGACTGTCATACTCGATGTCGAACTCGCCCTGTGTCTCGATCAGCAAAGGCGACATCGGCGGCAAAAGCCCTTGTTTGAGTAGGAGGTCAACCTCACGCTCGATCATCGGCCCCAGACCTTCGCTCTGTTGGCGTCCCATCGTGGGCGACAATAACGCGCCCTTCTCGCGCGCGCGCTCCAGAACTTCCGTTGCGGTCATTGTTGGTGTATCGACTAAAATCTGAAATAAACTGACCAAAAATCCGTCGTTGATTACTTGTCGCTCCATGTCCATCAACTCTTGCCCCGCCGCCAGATTGCCCACAGGGAGAGCCTGGACAAGCGCGCGACCTTCGGGGGAAACACCACCAGGGTTCATAGCCCCCGGCTTCATGGAGATTGTGTCCAGTATGCCATCGTCAGCCGACAACAATACCGGCGCTATGGCACGATGGCCCTGTGTCAACAGGGTCTTTTTCTGTTCGTTTAAAACCTTGATCGAGGGCAACACAAACATAGCCGGGGAACGCCCGTATTTCTCGCCGGGTCCAGTGACGTAGCGGCTGATCTGGTAGGGGAACGTATCGAACCCGCCCTCACCCAAAATTTCTTTACCCTCCACTGCAATGTAGTAAGACACCCACGGCTTACCGCGCGCGTCAACACGGCGCACCTCAATCTCGGCGCGAGGGCGTATGCAATGGATAATTTCAAACCGTTTGTCCGGCTCCTCACGTACCGCCTTCGACACCGCGTCGGGTACGCCCGTCCAGCGCCCTTGGTCCACGCGCTGCTGCATCTGCCGCGCCGTCAGGGTGTACTTTCGGTAGGCCGTATCCACGATGCCCTGGTGGTTCAGATCGAACAGTATCTCTTTGAGATTAGTCGCCTGATAGCGTAGCCCGCCTCTATCGTGGGCGTCCACGAACATGATGCTGGTGCCAAATGCGCCCAGGCTCATATAGACCTCATGTTGCTGACTGGCGTAGTTTGCCCGTGGGGAGTAACGCTGCCGGAACAACTCGTTGGTTGCTGCCTCGAACCACAGCTTGGTGTCACGATCCCGGTTCAAGCTCGCGTCGGAAGGTTTCAGCCTATGCCACTTCTGTGTGCGCGGCGTCAGCATACTCTCCATCGCAGCGGCGAACCGCTCCAGCGCCAGACCGGCGGTGCTGTCGATCATCTTCTCGGTGCGTTTCTCACCCCTGGTCTGTTCGGAAGTCGGTTTGAAGAACGTATCAGCGTACCGTGGCAAGACCCTATCGGCGATTTCAGACCAGTGGGACTCCCAAGTACCCCGCTCCGCCTCTAGCTTCTCATAACGCTTGACGATGTCAGTGGCGATTTTGTCGGTTATGCCAAAAGGTCTCTCC